CCTATAGTTTCAAAATTAATATGGAATTTATGGAAATAAAACAAGAACACAGAAATTGGTTAGATGCAAACATAGGAAACTATGAAACAGCAAAGAATGGTTACATAAGAAACCTTGATTTGCCAGATTTACAAATGTATGAGCATATTTATAGGATATATTTAGATCCTAATTTTTTACTTTCTGTTTGGTGTGGCAATTGTAAATATGAAATGATAATGAGACTTTATAAATGGTATGAGCAACAACCTGTGCCAACATATTGGCATAAAGAACCTGTTGAAATTGTTTTAAATCAACAACCAAAACCAAAAAGAAAATATACTAAAAAAAATGGCTAACATAATACATCCAACGGCAGTAATTGGTGACAATGTTATTTTAGGAGACAATAATTTTATTGGTCCTTATTGTGTTATTGGTGAAAAAGCTGAACATAAAAAATATTGGGATCAACCAATTGGAAAAGTTATAATTGGAAATAATAATATTATTACTGGTTTAGTAACAATAGATGCAGGAACTGAAACAGACACAAGGATTGAAAATGATTGTTTTATAATGAAACATGCACACATAGGTCATGATTGTAAAATTTTAAGTAAAGTTACTATTTCATGTGGAGCAAAAATTGGTGGTCACTCAATTATTGGAGAGTCTTCTAATATTGGATTAAATGCTGTATTACATCAATTTAGTGTTGTAAGAAAAGGATGCATGATAGGTGCAAGTGCGTTTTTTAAAGGAGAATCAGAAGTTGAAACTAAATACGCAGGGGTGCCAGCTCGTAAACTTGGAAAAAATATTAAAAAATGAGAGTAGCAGTTATTTTATTAATGCAAAATAGATTTGATTTAACAACTAAAGTTATTCAAAATAATTTTTTTAATGCAGGTATTGATGCTGACTGTTATTTGATTGATACAGGTAGTGATGAATCATTTGGATCAAATTATCCATTTGCTGGATTTTATGCGTCTAAAGAAAAAATGGGAATATCTGCTGGAGTAAATATTGGTTTAAAATTAGCATTACAATATAGATCTTATGATGGAGTTGTTTTAATGGCAAATGATATTTTAATGCCTGATAATTGGTTAAGTGATTTTGCTTATTATGCGCAAACAGTCAAAAAAACTGGAATAATTGGAATTCATTGTGTAGAAGAGTTGCCAGCATTAGTAGATGGAATTCACAAAACGCATACGCCATTTGGAAATAATTTTTTATCAATGGATTTAATTGAAGCAATTGGTGGTTACAATGAAGAATATGATCCATATGGAATGCAAGATCGTGATTATGCAGAAAGAGCAATTTTGGCTGGATTTACAAATTATTATATAATTGGAAAGTCAGAACATATTGGTCATGATGTTGGAAATGGAACTGAATACAGAAGAATGAAAGATGAAAGTTTAGCTCGAGCACAATCTGTTTGGGAAAAATATCAACCTATATATCACAATGAAAAAAGAATCTATGCGAATTTTAGCGATAACATCCAAGAATTCAGGCGTCGGTTATCATAGAATTATGATGCCAATAGTCAATATGCAAAAAGACTATTGTTTGATGACTGATACAATTAATGAAGAAGTTTTTGAAGGCAATTATGATATTGTTGTGATGAACAGGATGTTAGCAAATATCACTCCAGAACAAATGATTGAGTGGAGAAATAAATATGGGTTTAAACTTGTTGTTGATAATGATGACTATTGGAAACTTGATCCTTCTCATATTTTATATGAAAGATATGTTTTAAATAATATTACAGATCAAATTATTTCTTGGTTAAGAATTGCTGATTTATGTACATGTACTCATGAGAGACTTGCTGAAGAAATTTTGCAATACAATGAAAATATTTGTATTTTGCCAAATGCAATACCTTATGGAGAAGAACAATTTGGTGATTTTAAAAAAGAATCTGATAAAATAAGATTGTTTTGGTCTGGATCTGGTACACATGGAAAAGATTTGGAGATTTTAAGAGGTCCTATGAAAAGAATTAATTTTCCTGTTCGTACTGTCATTGCTGGTTATAATGAAACAGAAAAACCTATTTGGGATGGAATGATTGCTGCTTTTACTAATGGTTTAAAATTAAATCCTACGATCTACAATTATAATGAGGTAAGTCATTACATGGCAGCTTATTGTGATTCAGACATTTCTTTAATTCCATTGGTTGATTCTAAGTTTAATTCTATGAAGTCGAATTTAAAAGTTTTAGAAACAGCAGCAAAAAGAAACCCTGTTATTGTTAGCAATGTAGATCCATATAAAGGATTTTATCCATCTTGTAAAGTTAATACACAAAAAGATTGGTACTATTGGATAAAGCTTTTAGTAAATGATGAGGCAGCGCGAATTAGTTATGGAGAAGATCTTTACGAGTATTGCAATAAGCACTACAATTTACATGAAGTAAATAAGAAGAGATTTTCTATTTATAATAAATTAGTAGGAAATGCCAGTAATTAAATGCTCAAACGGAAAATATAGAATTGGAAACGGATCTTGCGTTTATGAAACAGAAGAGAAAGCTCAACAAGCATGGGCTGCGATCAGAGTTTCAATGGCTGATAGTTATAATGACTATCCACAATCTGCAAGAGTAAATGCTCAAAGAGCAATAAATATTCGAGATCAATATAAAACAAATTGTGGAACGCCTGTTGGTTGGGCAAGAGCAAATCAATTAGCTAAAGGAGACAATATCACAAGAGACACAATTGCAAGAATGTCGTCTTTTGAAAGACATAGAGAAAATTCTAAAGGTGATCCTAAAACAGATTGTGGAGCACTTATGTGGTTAGCATGGGGTGGAGACGAAGGTATTGCATGGGCTAAAAGAAAACTTGAGCAAATAGATAATGAAAAAACACGTTAAGATTTATTTAGATCATTTTGGGTATGGGATCGAAGATTTTATACCATGTGAAGTTTGTGGGAAAAAAGCGGTTGATATACATCACATAAACGCAAGAGGAATGGGAGGATCTAAAAATTCTGACACAATAGATAATTTACAGGCATTATGCAGATACTGTCATACTGTCATGGGTGATACTAAAACACATTACGATTTTTTAAAAGAAACACATAATAAAATTTTAAATGGCAAAGATAAGTTCTGACAGTAGGAAAGTAAGTTTTGGAAAACGCAAAAGAGGATCAGCAAAAAAATCTTTTAACAAACACAACCCTAAGCCAAAAGCATATAGGGGACAAGGTAGATAATATGGCAAACGAACAAAATCTAAAACCTTTTAAAAAAGGATTTGATGAAAAAAGAAATATAAACGGAAGACCTCGTAAATATGTATCTAATCTAAAAGATCAAGGATATAAAATGGCAGAGGTTAATGATGCAATTCAAGTGCTTATGTCAATGACAATGCAAGAATTAAATGAGGTTGCATCTAATCCTGAAGCGACTGTTCTTGAAATGACTGTAGCAAAAGCAATGCTTAAGTCAATGAAAAATGGTAGTTTATATTCATTAGATACTTTACTTACAAGATCATTTGGAAAACCAAAAGAAACAGTTGACACAAATATAAATGGTGAATTAAAAGGAAAGATTGAAGTTGTTGTGACTTCAAGTGCAATACCTTTAGCAAATAGAGAAACAGACGTAGATGTTACAAAATAGCATTTTTAAAACAACAGATGTATTTCAGGCGAACAGAGACGCCAAAACTGATATTGTAATAAATCAAGGTGGAACTTCTTCTGGTAAGACGTATGCAATCATGCAGAATTTATTCTTACATGCAATAGAAGATCCTAATCAGGTTATAACAGTGGTTGGTCAGGATATACCAAACTTAAAAGTTGGTGCTCTTAGAGATGCCGAAAACATTGTTGCTGCAAGTGAATTACTACAAACGTACATAAATAGTTACAATAAATCTGATCGTGTCTTTTATTTTTTCAATGGATCTATTATTGAATTTAAAAGTTATGATGATTGGCAAGACGCTAAGTCAGGTAAGCGTGATTATTTATTTATGAATGAGATCAATGGTATACCTAAGCCAATATATGATGAATTGTATTTTAGAACAAAAAAGAAAACTTACTTAGATTATAACCCAAACACAGAATTTTGGGCTCATAGTGATTTGATTGGTAGAGAGAATGTCACTTTAATAATTTCAGATCATAGACACAATACGTTTTTAGATGAAAAAATACATGATAAGATCGAAGCAATAGAAGATCCTGAACTATGGAAAGTTTATGCAAGAGGATTGACTGGTAAATTAGAAGGAGTTATTTTTAGAGACTATAACATTATACCAAATGTAAGTTTAGATGCAAAATTAATTGGTTATGGATTAGACTTTGGATTTACAAATGATCCAACAGCTTTAATTGCAATGTATAATCAAAATGGAGAACTTGTTTTAGACGAATTGATCTATGAAACAAGATTATTAAATGTAGATATTAGCAATAGATTAAGAGAATTAAATATTGGCGGAACTATTATTGCAGATTCTGCAGAGCCAAAATCAATTGCTGAATTACAATCATATGGTTGGATGGTTGAAGCAGCTAAAAAAGGAAATGATAGTATTAGACAGTCGATCAATACTTTAAAAAGATATAAGATCAATGTGACACAAAACAGTCACAATCTAAAAAAAGAATTAAATAGTTACAAGTGGAAGCAAAATAAAGATGGAAAGTTAGAGAATGTACCTGTAGACTTCCTAAACCATGCTATAGATGCCACAAGATATGTATGTTTAAACCTGTTAGATAATGTCTCTCAAGGTAAGTATAGCTTTATATAACTGATTGATTTTCAATACATTACAATAAATTTGTATATTTCTTGAAAAAAAGCTTGTAAAAATGTACAAGATATGCAAGAAATTAGTAAATTAGCTATATAAACAAACAAACTACAATGAATCGCTTAAAAACACCACAAGAGAAACAGTTAGAACATTACAATAAAATGAACGAGATCTATAAAAAAGATAGTCTCGATTTTAAATGGTTTTTTATTATTATTATTTCAGCATTAGTATTAACTGCATTAATTGAAAACATATGAGCAATATTTTAAAAGAAGCTCATAAAATTGTCTATGAGCGTACAGAAGAAAAATCAAGACAATATGGTCCATTTGAAGAAGGCATGCAACGTGCTGCACAGATCTTAAATGGAATGACAGGATTAAATGTAGATGCGACAGTTATGTATAAAGCATTGATTGCTTTAAAATTATCTCGTGAGTCTTATAATCACAAAGAAGATAATTTATTAGATGCAGTTGCTTACATGTCCTCAATGAACGATTTTTTAAACCAAAAATAAACAAAAATGGAACAAATCACAGTTGGTACACAAGTACAGTTTGAATCTTTCTCTAAACCTAAAACACAAATCACAGGAGTAGTTGCAAAGATCTTTACAAGTAAGAAAGACAATAAAGAATATTGTCAAGTAAAAGTTGAAGGCAAATTAATTTCTAAACAATTAAGCAAAGTAACTGTTTTACAAGCTTAAAAAAAACCTATCTATGAAAAAATATAACACCACTGATTTAGATCCAGTATCTACATTTGAGAGACATGTATTTCATCGTGATCAATTTGCACATTATCTTAGATGGTCTCATATTGTTAAAGAAGCTAAAATCGGCGAGACAGTTGTTGATTTTGGTTGTGGCAAAGGCAATATGTTAGAAGTTTTTTACAGAAACAAATTTAAGTGCAAAAGATTTGTTGGAATAGATATTCGCAAACAAACAATTGAAGCTGCTAAAGAAAAGTTTGCTCCAGTTGAATGGGCGGAATTCTATGCTGATGATTTAATATTTCCTACATTAGACTACAAACAGTATCAAGCTGACAAAGTTTGTTCATTTGAAGTTGCTGAACATGTAGGTAAGCAAAACATAGATCTATTTCTTACTAACATGAGAGATTGCGGAAATGAAAATGCTACATATTATATCAGTACTCCTAACTATGACGAGCAAGTAGGAGCAGCAGGTAACCATACTTATGATTCAGGAGACGGCAGAGGAGTTGCAATACATGAATTTGCTCACGCTGAATTACAAGGACACATTGAAAAGTATTTTACTATTGAAAAGAAATTTGGAACTTTTGCTTCTATTACGCATTATAAGCATTTGCTAAATGATTGGCAAGTACAAATGTTTGAAGCACTTAAAGGTTACTATGATAGTAATATGCTAAGCGTGATCATGGCACCATTTTTTCCAGAACAATCTCGCAATACTTTGTGGGTATTAAAACGCAAATAATATGCAACTAAAAAATGAATTTGCCTCAATAAGAGAATGGGCAGAAAATAGAGGATTATATGAAAAAGGTGATGTCAAGACTCAATTTATTAAGTTGCAAGAAGAATGTGGAGAGTTAGCTAATGCTATTTTAAAAGACAACAGAGCAGAATTTATAGACGCTATAGGAGATATTGTTGTCGTGTTAACTAATCTTACAGAATTAAGTGGATTTAAAATTGAATCTAAAGACGACATACAAAGTGTAAGAAGTATTACGATCGAAGATTGTATCAATTCAGCTTATACAGTAATTAAAAACAGATCTGGATCTATGCAAAATGGTACATTTATAAAAGATGCAAAATAGAAATGAATTCTATATGAAACTGGCTCTTGAAGTCGCTCAAGCTTCTTACTGTCAAAGAAAGCAAGTAGGAGCATTGATCGTACAAGGAGACAATGTAATTGCAATTGGTTATAATGGTACAATAAGTGGTTTTCCAAATGTCTGTGAATTAGAAGACGGAACTACCAGACCTGATGTTTTACATGCAGAGTCAAATGCGATAGCAAAATGTGCTAAATCATCTAACACTTCAGACGGGGCGGCATTGTATGTCACTTTGTCACCCTGCTTTGAATGTGCAAAAATTATTATACAATCTGGAATAAAAGAGGTATATTACTTAGAAGAGTATCGCAATATCGATGGCTTAAACCTACTAAACAAATCAAAAATCTATGTTCAGCAAGTCATACTATAATGCAGAATTTGCATTTGAAGATCTATATGACACAATCATGTCTATAGGAGAAGAAAGAAATGGCACTAAGACTTTACACAATGTATTGATCGAGTTACAGTCGCCAGGAGACAACAACATAAAGACTCCATGGAGAAAGTGGAATAGAAACTATGCTCAATATGAATTTAATTGGTATTTATCAGGCAACCCTAATGCTGAAGAAATATCTAAGAAAGCAAAGATCTGGGCAACTATGATGGATGAGCAAGGAAATGTCAATTCTAACTACGGTTATCAATGGCAAAGAAATGATCAATTAACTAAAGTCATAGACATGCTTAGAAATGATCCTAAGACGCGTAGAGCAAGTATCTCACTATATGATGGTAAAGAAATAGACACGTATCAAAAGGACACAATCTGCACATACGCTATTAATTTCTACATAGATAGGAATGACAGTTTAAGCATGCAAGTAATGATGAGGTCTAATGATCTTGTATATGGATTCTGTAACGATCAATACTGTTTTAGTGAATTACAACATATTGTGGCAAATGAATTAAAGAAAACTGTAGGAAAATACCATCATTATGTTTGTAATATGCATATTTATGAAAGGCATTATAATTTAAAAGAAAGTGTGAAATAACTATGAAAAGCATACCACCTCAAGCAATTTTTAATATTAAAAAATAACAAAGGTAGTAATTTGGGTAAACTTGGGGTGGTAATTTTTAAAACTACAAACTATGAGACATAACTACAACGAACTAAAACAAACAACCTTAATGGAAATGGAAATAGCAGAATTAGTTGCTAAGATCCAACGTCTTGAAAAAGAATTAGCTTTAAAAGAGCAAGAAAATAAACAGTTGAGAAATGAATTTAAAATGCTTAATTTAGCAGTAACAGATCTACAACAATAAGATATTGCCCCTACCAATTATTAATTATTAACTTAGTGGTGTTTGTTATGTCTAAACGGTGGGGGTAATTTTTAAAACTACAAACTATGATTACAAACTTTGAACACATTACAAGAGAACTAACAGAAGAAGAATGCAAATTAGTTCCAATCCTAATTAAAGGATTTAGTACAAAAACAAAAGAAACTGCAGTAAAAGCTCCTGAGATTGTAGAAGCAATCAATAAGCAAGCGGATAAATTTGGATTAAAAAACAAGTTTAGTGAGGTTAGATTAAGAAAAATAGTTAATTTTATAAGATCAGAAGGTATTCTTCCCCTAATGGCAACATCAAATGGTTACTACTGCACGGAAGATCGAGAAGAAATTAGATCACAGATTGAAAGTCTTACTCAACGTGCAGAAGCAATCATGGTATCAGCAAATGGATTAAAGAAATATTTATAAAAGTAAACCTATAAGTTAACTTATTTGGTAAAAAGTAAATTTATAAGTTTACAAAATTAATTAATATGGAAACAAGAATGACATGGGACAAACTAACATTATGGCAGTATCAACAGTTAATGCCAATTCTGACAAATCCTGATAAAGAATGGACAAAGTTAGATCAAGAAGTTAAGTTACTGTCAATCATTAGTGGATTAACAGAATATCAAATAGACAGTTTAGATCTTAATACATTAAAACAATTAAGATCAGATTTAGATTTTTTAGATGAAGAAATTAAAGGCAAACCAGTAGACTTTATAGAAGTTAATGGTAAAAGATACAGATGTGTTTATGAAATTAAATACATGCCAGCAGCAAGAT